CGTAACTATTGCATTAACGAAAAGCATTACGCCAAGTGGGAACGAAATCGTAGTAAGCCTGATTGGTGGACTACACAACACAAGGAGGTTGCATGAGAGAAAAAATAATTGAAGGACTTGAAGCACATATACAGGGTAAAATGTATAAACATATTACGAATGTGCATGTACTATTAGAAAAACCAACAGGGGTTGCAGAACATCCTGACATAGTTGACACGATTGAAAGTGAGTTATCAATGTTAGCTGACTGTGTAGATAAACTAGAAGTTTTAAATAAATTTTTTAAGGAGTAATAATGAAAAAAGATATTATATTATGGGGTCTTTGGATTGTTATTTTGGTGGGCGGTATTACATCTGCTTACGAAACAAACAATAGCATAGATAAAAATTATAAAAGTTTACAAGGAGTAAACCGTTCTTTAAAAGAACTTGAGAAAAAAGTTGATTCAAAAACTTACAACTTTGATAACATTAATATTATTTTACAAGGATTAAGGACATCTATCAATGAGATTAACGCTAGGCTTGATAGCAACGATGATAGATTTCGTACTTCAGTTGGCGAAATTAACAACATATTGCAGGAGTTAAACGAATTTATTAACTCACCAGTTGAAGAACCTGTTGAAGAGCTTGGAGTTAATGCAGGGTTTGGTGAACTTACAGGTACACTTGCAACCGGCAATGGTGGAGAAGGCATCCTATCTGTTGATGTGAGTGAGCCTGTTGAAACTACAGAACCAGTTGTTGTTGCAGAATACATTACACCTAAGACATGTACTGTTCCCAAGACCGACTTAAATATGGCTGACTTTTTAGGTAATGTATCTTTATCAAGACCGTTAGAGTTTACTGCTGAGTTTGACTTGGTAAACGGAGAGCCTACAAATTTTGAATTTGTTGGTAGTTCTAATCGTGACACAAGGAAAGCTGTAACTAAGTACATCAATGCTATTGACTTTGGAACAGAAACTATTAATGGTTGTAAGATACCTTTTAAATTTACATTGTAAGGAGTACTATGAATTATATAGCACAGCAACAACAGTACGAAAAAATATTAACGAGAGACGAGTACCGAAAATTTATTCAATATGTTGATGAAAACTATGAAGAAATGTATGGTAATAAAATAAGTTATACTGTTCGTAAAATAAAAGAAAAGTTTCTTGTTTCTCTTGATGAAAATACAGTTATAGATTTTAATGATATTTTTGCTTGACAAAAAGAACATCTTGGATTATAATAGTTCCACAAAAAATGCCAAACCAAGGAGGTAATTTATGGCAGTAGTACAAGGAAAAGCGTATTGGGCTAGTGTAACAACACCTAATACTACCTATGAACCTGTATACACAGTTGACTTAGTTGTTGATGATAGTGTTGCAGATACTTTTGAAGCCAGAGGTTTCAAAGTTAAAACTTTATCCATCAAGGATGAGAGTGGTGTCCCTACACCTGTTGGTAGAGCTATCACTATAAAAAGAAAAGTAAACGGACCCGATGGTATGGTCAGAAAGGCACCTAAACTTTTCAACAAAGATAAAGAACAGATTGACGAGATTATCGGCAATGGTTCTACTGTGAAAGTGCAATACAACGAATGGGAAACTTCAAATAAGTTTGGAACATTCAAAGGTTTGGACTTTCAAGCTATGCAGGTACTAGATTTAGTTCCTATGAAATCACAGGATGGCTCTGAGTTAGACCCATTCGGTGATGGGGAGGAATTTTAATGATAGTTACTATAAAGAATGATGATGGTGAATTTTTATTTGACATCAACAAAATAGATGACGAAGCTAAACGACAAGAAGCAGGAGTAATCGTGCAGAAGGTTGGTAATCTTAGTGTTGTTATCGAAGCCCTTGACTTCGCTTCAAGAACTCACAGAGCTAACTTAGAACAACTTCTAATGGCGTGTGATGAAGCAAAGATAGAGCAAACAAATGAGGAAGAAACTTCTGAGGAAGTCTAATCTCATTTTATTTATCTCCACGGGCACTCTATCTTGGGTGCCCTTTTTATTTTAACAGGAAGTAATTATGGAAACACAATTTGTAAAATATCACTTGCCTTGCCCTGATTGTGGGAGCAGTGATGCATTATCAGTCAATAAAGATGGGTCAGCTAAATGTTTTAGTTGCGATAAGTTTTATCCAAAGTTTAGTAACGGAGTTTCATCAATGGAAAATTATGTCAGTAAAAACACACAACCACCAAAGCAGATAAATGTTCATGGTGGTATATTTGCAAAGCTAACTGACAGAGGAATATCCAAAGAGACAGCAGAAAAGTTTGGAGTAAAGGTAGTGTTTGATGCTAATGGAGAATTGGCTCAACATCATTATCCTTTTTATATTAACAACGAACAAAGTGCAAACAAAATTAGATATGTAAAAGATAAAAGGTTTTCTTTTGAAGGAACGATACAGGATTCAGGTTTGTTTGGACAAAATCTTTTCAAAGAAGGTGGTAAATATTTAACGATTACTGAGGGTGAGTGTGATGCTATGGCTGCCTATGAACTTCTTGGAAGTAAGTGGGCAGTCGTTTCTATCAAGCGAGGTGCTCAGTCAGCAGTTAAAGATATCAAAGAAAATATAGAATATGTTGAAAGTTTTGAGAATGTTGTTATCTGTTTTGACAAAGACAAACAAGGTATTGAAGCTGCTAAAAAGGTAGCCTCTATTCTCAAACCTCGTAAAGCTAAGATAGTAACTCTTCCAAACGGTTACAAAGATGCCAACGATATGCTCAAGCAAGGCAAACATCAAGACTTTACAAGAGCTTGGTGGGATGCTCAGATGTATACACCATCTGGTATTATTAGAGTATCGCAGAAACAAAAAGACTTTCTTAATAGAGAAAGGAAACCAAGCGTTCCTTATCCTTGGGAGGGTCTTAATAAAAAACTTATAGGTTTGAGAGCCGGTGAATTGGTAACTCTTACAGGGGGTACAGGACTTGGTAAGTCTAGCATCACAAGAGAAATAGAACACTGGTTAATAAATAAAACCACAGATAACGTAGGCATCATTGCACTTGAAGAAGATTGGAGAAGAACTGTTGATGGTATTCTTTCTATAGAAGCTAATGCTAGATTATACATAGACCATGTGAGAGAAACATATCAAGACGATACTTTGATATCTATGTTTGATAAAGTATTTGCAAATGATAGAGTTTTTGTTCATGCTCATTTTGGCACCAATGATTTGGATGATATCTTTTCTAAACTTAGATATCTCATAGTAGGTTGTGACTGTAAGTGGGTTGTTGTAGACCATTTGCATATGCTGGTGAGTGCTATGTCTGAGGGTGATGAAAGACGAGCCATTGATAATATTATGACTAGGCTTAGAAGTATGGTTGAAGAAACAGGAGCAGGTATAATTCTTGTATCTCACTTACGCAGAATAGATGGCAACAAAGGACACGAGAATGGTGTAACTGTAAGTCTTTCTCACCTCAGGGGCTCTAATAGTATTGCTCAACTTTCTGATTGTGTTATTGCACTTGAAAGAAATCAGCAGTCTGAAAACGAGCTTGAAGCTAGAACAACAAGACTTAGAGTATTGAAGTCTAGATACACAGGTGATGTTGGTATGGCTACAGCCCTTGTTTATGATAAAGATACAGGAAGATTATCTGAATATGAAGACGATGAGCTCTTGCATTCTTATTTAGATAATGATATACTACCGCTGTAGGAGAATATATGGAATTAGTTTTTGACATTGAAGCAAATGGACTACTGGTTTGTAAACCTAATGATGAAAGTAAAAAAGAAGCCACTCAGATTTGGTGTCTTGTAGCTATTGACGAAAACAATACAGTCCATAAGTTTTATGAAGACACCCTCATGAATGGTATGACATTTCTTCAAAAAGCTAACACACTAATTGGTCATAACATCATAGGGTATGACCTTCCCCTAATAAAAAAATTATTAGGTATAGATTTGTATGACAAAAAAATTATAGATACCCATGTATTATCTAGACTTTTTAGACCTACCCGTGAGGGTGGTCACAGCATTGAAAAATGGGCATACAAACTTGGTGGTATTCAGAAAAAAGAACATGAAGATTGGTCTCAGTTTTCATTTGAAATGTTAGAACGTTGTGTAAATGATACAAAAATAAATAAAAAATTATTTAATTATTTAAAAAAAGAATCTTTAGGATTTTCAAAAGAATCAATTCAACTTGAACACGAAACCACTATGATTTTAATAGACCAATTACAGAATGG